AAAAACCCCTGTGTGTTTCGCTGTGAAATCCATGTAAAATTATATATAATTTTACATGGATTTCACAGCGAAACACACAGGGGTTTTTGAAACATATATAAAACCATTTACATAGAGGCGGACTTATATAAGTATAACAAATGGAAACGGAAAAGGCAAAAGTCCTACTTCTTGCTTCAAAATCTAATAAGAAATTTATAAAAAATAATGTAGAGAAAATAGAAGGTTATAGAAAACTTCAAGAGCAATTTTTAGAGGTTGAAGGAGTAGTAAGTTCAAGACAATTAGATGGGAAATCTAAATTGCCTTATAGAAATCTCCAAAATTGTATAGATGAAAAAGATGAAAGCATAAAATTAATTAAAAAGAATAGAATAGAATTGGGAAAAAAATATGCGTTAGAAATTCTTTCTGAAAGATTATGCGATGATGTAGGGCATCTAATTCTTGATTTTGTAGAAGGCAAAAATTCTAATAGAAAAAAAACCCATTTGGGAAAACCACCTCCCAAATAATACTCGATGCAACTTAGGGGTTAAATAGTTAGTTAAGGAAATAATGTTTTTTTGTATTTCTAATATTCATAAGTATATATTTTTTTAAATGTTCCGTTCTCCTTTAAAAGAACATGGTATTATTACTATGACCTTTTGAAATATACCCTTTACAAAAAAACACTATTCAACTATTTCACTATTTTGAATGTTCGAGGTCGTTAGTTAAAATAATGTTTTTTTTGTTTTCCGTTTACACACTAAAAATATTATATAAGTATAACAATAAAAGATGCCGAGGGCGACTTTACCTGCTTTTCTTAAGAATGCGATGACGTTGGAGGTAATGATTACATCACATACTGAGGATGGACTTTGGGAACATATTAAAAAATTGTATAAGTTTTTTGAAGACCATAAAGATGATTATAAATCTGCGTTAAGTCAAAGTCAAGATTACTATTTTAGTGATGAAAACATTTATGCGAAATATACTGACAAGAAGAAAATTAAAAGACGCATTTTTGATTTTTATGAAGTAATAGGTTCAGGACAACTTGAAAATTATGGAAAATGTATTGGTTTTTATACTGATTTATTATTATTCAATCGTGCTTTTAAATGGGATGAAGATGTTAAAAAACAAGAAGAATATTGGGAAATGGTTAATGAATATGAACCTTGGTCTGCTTTTATGCGAACAACGGAAGAAGACATTAAAAAATTAGAAGAATCGCATTATTGGAAAAGAGTTCAGGAAATTGAAGAAGCAACTAAAAAATGGGAAGATGAAAATACTGAATTAGTAGACCATCAAAAAAATCATTTTTCAAAATCAAGATGGGAAGAAATTTTAGAAAGAGACAAAAATAGAAAGAGTACTGAAGAACAAGATTTTTATATAAAAAGAAATTGGAATATTATGCCTTCAAATTGTTGCTTTTGTGATGAAGAAAATAAGAAAGCAGAAGAGAAAAAGAGAAAAGAACAAGAATGGATTGCTCTACAAGAAAATGTTATTGAAGTAAAGCAAGACCTTAAAAGCGTTAAAAATGATGTTGGGGAAATTAAAGCAGATGTTAAAGAAATTAAGGAACAACTTAAAAAATTGGAAAATAAACCAGCAATAGAACATTATTGTGAAGATTGTAAATATAAAACAACAAGTAGCGGAAGTTGGGATTACCATATAAATTATGATGTAGAGCATAAAAGAAAACTAAAATTAAAATTATGGTATTGTAAAGCGTGTGAAGTTCAATCAAGAACTCAAGTTGAATATGACAATCATTTGGGAACTTCAAAGCATAAAAATAAGGTAGAAGGAAATAGTGAATTTGTATGTGAAAAATGCGATTATAAAACTCTATTAAGACAACACTGGAACCAACATTGTTCGACTAAAAAGCATAAAGAATTAAACCCTTAAAATAAATCCATTAACTTTTCAACGAATTCTTTTTTATGCGTTTGTAATTCTTTTGAACCGATTGAACTTAACCATTCACTCGTTTGAAGAGAAATAAACGGAAATTTATTCATATTATTAAATACTTCTTTTGCGTCTTTTTTAGTTAATATTGTCCCAACATTAACAAATTCTATTGAAGGGTCATTCTTATAATATAATTTAATAAATCGTTCAAAACTTTTTGGTCCAGTTGTTTGTAAGACAAATCTTCCTTTCCAAGTTTTATAGATTTTCATTTTGCTTTTTTCTTCAATTTGAGTTTTTACATACCTTAAAAAATTCAAACATATTTCGTTATGCTGTGGTGAATAAATGACTTCATAATTAAATCTTCTTCTTGGAGTAAATATAGTAAATTTATTTTCATCAACAAGATTTTCCAAATTATTTACATTTGGAAATTGGTCTAAATCGCTTATAAATCCTCCATAATGGTATAAAATAATAAATCTCAAAATGTCTACCTTCATAATAGCATAAGGAACTTCTTTCCACATAGAATAAAATTCAGGGTATTTTTTCATTAATTTTTCTGCTTTTTTGTCGTCAAATAAAGTATATTTTTTGGTTAATTTCCTAAACAATTGCCTACTTTTTAGAAAAACTGGGAAATCATTTATGGTTTTGTCTGTTAAAGTTAAGAAAATTTGACTAACTGGTATATTTACCTTCATTTATAATTTAGGTAATATTAATTCAAATTAAAACCATTCATAAAATAAATGGCAGAAGAAAAAGAAGATGACCGAGTAATTCGTTGGTCTAACCAATTAGAAGTTATTATAGCACAAGAAGGTGAAAAATGTCGTGGTCTTGCTTGGATTCATCAACACGCAGAAACCATAGCATCTTCTAAAAATAATTATATTCAAATTCCTTCCATAGTTCTTTCAACTTTAACTGGTGCGACAAGTATTTCTTCTACTGCTTTATTTGGTGAAGATTTGGGTCCAACTGCTTCAAAAGTTCTTGGATTTGTTAGTATTGGAATTGGTATTTTAAACACTTTGGGAAATTATTTTGCGTTTGCTCGTAAAAGTGAAGCACATCATATTGCTTACCTACATTATTCCAAACTTTTCTCTTGGATTAGTGTAGAATTAGCATTACCTCGTGAAGAAAGAATGAGTGCCGAAGAAATGCTTAAATCTTTAAGAAGGGACATGGAAAGATTAGCAGAGACAACACCATTACCACCTGATGATTTATTAAAAGAATTTGCTGTGAAGTTCAAAGGTGAAGATGTGTCTAAACCTGCCGAGACAAATGGACTTGCGAAAATCCAAATTTATAGGCAAGAATTAACAAGTCCTACTTCAGTACTTAAAATTACTATTCCAGAAAGTCCAAAAGAATAAGTATAAAATCCAAGTAATACATAAATGCTACAACTAAAAACTTTTAAGAATGGTATTAGGGCATACCTTAATGGAGTTCCATTAAGTCGCAAACCTGTGCGATTAGAAAGGGCAGTCCAGCAAAGAAATGCTATTCTTAAAGGCGGTTCCGCAGATGAAATTAAAAGTTATTCTTTAAGCGATTCTGACATTAAACAAATTATTCCAACGTTAAAAATTATGTCTTACCCTCAACTATTACAACATAATCATATTGATGATGTATTAGATGAGAAAGGTAGATTAATGCTTCTTTATTTAACCGAAGATGAAAGCACTGGGCATTGGGTATGCTTACTTAAAAGAGGTAATAAAATTGAATTTTTTGACCCTTATGGTAATTATAAACCTGACGAACAACAAGAATGGTTGTCTGATGACAAATTAGAACGATTCGGTCAAGACACTAATCATTTAACTAAATTATTAGGTAGTTCAGGGTATAAGGTTGTATATAGTAAAGCACCTTTTCAAGAAGACAAAAAAGACATAAATACGTGTGGAAGACATTGTGCTACTCGATTATATTTTAAACATTTGTCTTTACCTCAATATACGCAAATGGTTAAGGATTCTGGAATGTCTCCTGATGATTTTGTTAGTGCTTTTACCTTTAATATGATGCGAAAGTAATTATAATAAAAATTACTTACTTAATAATAAATGCTGAATATAGGAACATCCGTTATTCGTAAAGGTGGTTCTCTTTCCGACCCTGATTATTTGTATTACAACGCATCTATTATTAACAATAGTTTTAATACAGACCAAACAGCAGATGACCCAATTTGTCAATATAATGACACTCGTAATATACCTCTAATGACCGATGCGAGTGAATATGTAGTGTCAGTTGAAAATTTTAAACTTGATGGAATTGGTAAAAATTTACCTATTTTTATTCCTGAAATCCAAGCATTACCTAATACAAATGTTAATAACACAATTTATAGTGTGACTTTTACTTCTTATTGTAGAACTGACTCTCCTTTAGCAGACAATACTTACGTAGCACAAAGCACTCGCTACATACAATGGGAACCTGAAAATAAAGAACCTTGGACACCAGTTCCTCAAAATAATAGTTCACCTCAACCTTCAACTTATTACTATTGCTACTCAATTGAATGGTTTGTAAAACTTCTAAATAATGCCTTGGGTATGGCGTGGTTAGATTGTAAATATAATGCTCTTAAAGTAGGGTATAATATGGGAACTAAACCTCCATTTTTTACTTATGACCCTGAAACCAAAAAATTTCATTTATTCCAAGACGCTGCCACTTGTTTTGGAAATACATTAAATCCAGTAGGTGCTACTTTAGACACTTCTCTTACTGCTATTGGTAATAATACTCCAACGAATGGCGATTGTCATTATAGTCCATTTAGAAGTCCATCGGCACATATTGGTACTGAATATTGTAATGGAGGGGAATTTTCATTTGTAGGTATGAATACAAATCTCGCCCAATTAATAGCAAATTTACCAACTAAATATTATGGTTATAATACTTCTGTATATTTCCCTTATGCTCTTCTTTCTCCACCAGTATATACTTATTTGATGAATGATTTGACTGGAACTAAAACAACCAATACCGCATTTACAACGCAACAAATCAATATAAACATTTATTACCCTGAAGTTGTAGTAGTTCCAGTACCAAATCCTCCTTTAACAAGTTCATCATCAAGTATTATAACATCAACAGCATCAACCACTTTACCAATTCCTTATATTCTTCCAGGATTATGGTTAGATGTTACAACTTCAACATCAGCACCTTATAGGTTTCCAGTAAATAATACTGGTGGTTCTTTGACATTAACGTCAGTGCGTCCAACTTATTTTGACATTACAGAAACTATTTCTTCAATTGGGACTATGTGGTCTCCAGTGGAATCTATTGTTATTACATCAACACATATTCCAGTAAGAAATGAATTTAGTGTAAGTGTTATTGCTTACGGAACTGCTAATGTTGGGACTACTTCTTCCTCAAGTGAAAATTTTTATAAGGTATTAATGGAGACAGACGCAAATGAATTTGACACTAATACATTAAGAGAATTAATTAAATACGAACCTAAAACCCCTACATTTTCTGCCTTAGGACACGACCACGAAGGTATAACTGAACTCGATTTAAAATTCTTTTGGAGACATCGTTTAACTAATCAATTAATTCCTTTAACTATGCCTAACCAATCTTCAGCAAATGTTCGTCTACTTTTTAAACGCCGAGATGTCCCTTAAAAATTTTATGCGTCGTGATTTATTTTGAAAAAAAACCTTTCCTATAAATAAAATGTCAACCACAGAAGTTTCTAAGGTCGCAGTTGTAGACCCTCGCATTATTCAAACTCAACCTACTTATGCGGTTGAAAAAGGTGCCGTCTCTCTAACAAATGGAAAATTCTCTGCTATTGCCAACTCTTCTTCTTCTCAAACTTATAACGTCCAAGTTCCCTCTGAAAATGTTTTTGTAGACAGAGCAGTTGATTGGACGCAACGTGTAAATGCTGTAATTTCTCTAACCCTTGCCGCCAATGCTACGGCAAATAAACCAGTTTTAATTCCTGGAGTTCACTTTTCTCTTGCCCCTTTCCCTTCTCACCAATGTGTGAATACTATGTCTGCGACGATTAACGATTCCACGGTGACTATTAACACTTCTGACGTTCTTCCTCAAGTTCTTCGTCTTTCTGACCTTGCTTCTGCTCGTCGTCAACGCACTTGCCCTACTAAACTTGACAAACTCCGTGATGTTCCTTCAACTCTTGGATGGGACCAAGCAAATGACACATTTACTCTACCTCGTGAAGTTAGTTTGAGTTCTTCTACTGGTGGCTATAGCGAATCTGCGTATGCTACCGATGAAGTAGCGTGTGGTTCTTGGCCTGATTTCCGCTTTGAAGTTAATGCTTCTTCTCCTGCTGGCTATTCTCTTGCCGTTGTTGGTTATGAAGGTCTACCTTGTTATGATGGCACTGGTGCGAGTAACCAAGTATTTCAAATTGCTTGCTCTTGGAGAACTACGGAAAAACTCGTATTACCTCCTTTTATTTTCAGCGATGATTATGAACTTTCTACTGGTCTATTTGGTGTTCAAAACATTCAACTCACGGTAAATATGGCGACTTCCCCTGCTCGTGCTTTCCGTTTTAGTTCTACGAGTTGCCAAGGAACTCCCTACACTGCTTCCCCTTCCGTAGCATTTTCTACTGCTGGAACTACTCCTTTTGAATCTCCCCTCCTAAACGTCCAATTTCTAACTCCTCCTATTGAAGTTGAACTACCTGCTAAAAGCGTAGTGCCGTGGATGGAATTCCCTCGCTACATTTCTCCTTCTCAAACTGCTGTTGCTGGAACTTCTGCGAATGGACTTACACCTGGAGCAACTCTTCTTGAAAGTCAAACGATTACACTCCCTTCTATTCCTGACCTACTAATGATTTATGTAAAACCTCAATCATATGCTTCTTCACTTGTAGGTGATTATGTATTACCTATTTCTCAAATCTCTGTCAACTTTGACAACTTTTCAGGTCTCCTTGCTTCTCACACGCAAGAGGAACTATATAAAATGTCTGTAAATAATGGTGTGGACATGGACTGGGCAACTTGGTCTGGTGCTTGCTGGTCTGGAACTGGTAAGAAAGTTGCGACGGTAGGCGGTCCTCTTGTGCTTCGTCCTGGACGTGATTTCCCTCTACAAAGCGGACAAGCACCTGGACTCGTAGGGAACTTTACATTTCAATTTACTGGAACTTGCCAAAACTATTCTACTGCTACGCCGACGGTAAGCATTTATGTAGTAGCGGTAAATAGTGGTTTCTTCGAGACCATCAAAGGTTCTTCTCGCATCATCAAAGGTATTCTCACGGAAACGGACATTCTTGGTGCTACGGCGGTTGCCCCTTCTCAACCTCTTGCTCGTGTTGTAGGTGGTGCTAAAAAGATGGGAATGGTAAAAAAGCATAGTCCTATGTCCGCTTACTGCTAAAAGAATTTAATTAAAGAATTTTAAACAGCAAAATAATAATATAAAAAACTGGGATTATTTAATCTCAATTTTTTGTATTTTCATAGTTAAATAATTGAATAGTGTTTTTTTGTATAGAGTTATTTTCAAAAGTCCTTCTATAAAAACGGATGTTCCTAACTGGGGGAACAGAACATTCAAAAGTTTATAAAGTTGTTAAAAATACAAAAACAAAAAAACATTATTTCACTAACTAACTATTTTAAGTTTAAACATTCCTGCTTTATATAATACAAATGAGTGTCAAGGACGAAATTGAGGATTATTTCTTTATGTTTTTAATGACTTTACCTTATGCTGAAAGAAAAGAAATATGGAATGGTAATGATTGTATGAATGCTTTAACTAATGATGCTGAAGAAGATTTGAAAGAAGAAGCATGGAAATTAATTAAATACTCACTCAACTATTCTTCAATCGTAGAACGATTAAAAGAGCAGATGAAGGAAGAGCAAGAGGAAGAACAAGAAGAAGAAGAAGAAGTGGAAGACCAAAATTTAAGTATTTATGAACTCAGTTCGCAGGAAGAATAGGTGCTTCAATTTCAACTTTAACTTCTTGCCTTTTGTCCTTTCGACGTTGACGTCTTTTTTCGTTAATACTCTCCTTATTCTTCTCATAATATTTTTTTACTGCTTTTTGGACGTTGTCATAATGCCTTTCTGCTGCGGTTTTCTCCATTTTTATTATATATAAGTTCGTTATGTGTAAATAGTTTTATATATTATTCAAAGACAACACCTTCACAATCCATAGCGTCTAAAACTTGTTTGACATTCTTTTTTGATGCTGGAATACCACACCCTTTCAAATATTTCTTAGCAAATTTTAGTTTATTTCCACCACAAGAAGAACCTTCTTCACAAGAAGAACAACAACTTCCACCAGTAAAATTTTTTAGATTATGTGCTTCTAATCCAAGAATAGCAGAAGGAATTGGTGAAAAAGAAGTTAATATGTCAATCCATTGTCCATATTTAGAATCCCTATGTTCGCTATTTCTGTCCCACCAACCCATAATTCTATATAAAGGGTCATTTCCATAATAAATTCTTCTATGCGGTAATCCTCTATTAACGTCAGAATATTCAATAGCAGGATTATATGAAGTTGCTTCTTGAATTAAACCTCTTCTAATAAGATTGTCAATAATAGCACCACCAAGAGAATGACCTACGGCATAATAAGTATAATATTCAGGAGAGTAATCTTTTTGAAATTCTCTTAATTCTTTTTCATCTCGTTGGTATACCCCTGTTGTACTGAGTAGGTCAAAAGGAATTGTATACCAAGTCCCAACATCTTCAGTTGTTTTTGTCCCTCTAACACCAACAATTACATCATTACCTTTCATATAAAATTTCATAGTTGGAGTCCATCTTACTAATTCCCAACCATCTATATTTTGTAGAGGGTCTGTCAAATTATAAGATTGCTTTGCTATACTTTGAAGAATATTTAATTCATCAGGCATAGCACCACCTCTAAATTCTTTTCTAAATTTTGAAAGGTCTACATCTCCTTGAACATATTCTTCTACTAATTCTTTAAATAACTTAAAAAACACTATATGTAATAATTCATGTGCTTCGTCAATTTGTTCGTCAATTGATTTTCCAGATTCAACATCATTAATAAAAGTTCTTATGGGACCTTCAAATTGTCGAGGGTATAATTCTCTTACTAAATTTATAAATTCATTAATATTTCTAACTTCAAATAATCTCATTATATTTTTTTTTAGTTGTGAATTATTAATTTCTTCATATTCTGAAGGAGAAAAATATGCTTGAATTACAGACATTAATGGTCCCATAAAATCAGAATCAAATTGTAAATTTCCAGTAGAATCTATAGTCCAATCACCTAAATCATTTCTAACTATACTTCTAAGTTGACGTAAAAAATTTAAAAATTTTTGAGAAGTTATACCACCTCTTAAACTTTCACTTCTATAAATTGCTTTTTGTTGTTTTCTTGCCATTTCTTTACTTATTGGTTCTTTTGAATATTTTTTACCATTAACGTCAACCACCCAATAAGCGTTCTTATTAGGTGCTTTTCGTAGTTTAAAAGGCATTTTATTATATTTTAATGAGAAATTTAACTAATATTTATTTTTACGACGACGTCCTTGTCCTGATGGTTTAGGTGGTAATTGTAATTCAGAAAGTGCTTGTTCTACTGATGCGGATGTAGGACTTAAAGGTTGTTGTCCGCTTGAAGGTTTTCTTAATAAATCAAATAGATTAGTTTGTGTGTAATCTCTTACAGGTAATCCTAATGTCTTTTCCCCTGGAAGACGAGGCATACGAGGACTACGAGGAAAAGAAGGTAATGGAGAAGATGGTGGAGCAGTAGGTTCAAAAATATTTAGTTGAGGAGGTTGTCCCCTTTCACGAAATAGAGGACTTTGTAAAGGTTCAAGTGCTTCAACACCTAAACTTGTAAACATTTGACGAGCAATTAGTTCACGTTCTTTTGCTGATGAAGATTGAGACATTTGAGTAATAATTTCACTCATTCTTTCAAGTTGACTTAAAGCAGAAGCAGTTAATCTACGTTTTGAGGCATCAAGTTGTTGACGAGAAAGAAGAACTCTACAAGAACGAGCCATATTTGTTAGAAAATCACGAATGTCCCCCATCTGTCTTCCGCTTAAAATAGGTGCGATTTGAAGAAGAGAACTTATAGCACTATTTAATTTAGAAAGTGTTAATTCACTTATATTTCCAACTTGAATTTCATCAGCAATAGAAAGCAGAGTAATATATAGTTGGCGAGTGTCAGGAGGAGCAAGTGTAGTTCCAGTAGTTTTTGCTGTTGGACTAAAAAAGGAAGCATCACGAGTTTCTGCGTAATTTCTCGCACGAGTTTTCAAAAATTCTCTCGCCATTTGTCTTCCTTCTTTGGTTACTGCCCCACCACTTAATCCAGTTAAAGAAGCATCAGGCATTACTTTCAAACCCTTTCTACCAAGCATACCTAATTCTTTTGATTTATTATTTGCGAGACCATCAAGAACAACCTTTCTTGATTGTGCGTCCCAGTATTTTTTTGTCATTTCAGCAGGGTCAGTTGGGTCAGTATAATACACAACTGGCGGAGGTAAAGGTGTTTTCATAGGCGGACGAAATCCTTTTTGGTTTAAAAATACTGCTTCATCAGGAAACAACACTGGTAAATTGGGAAATGAAGGCATAGTCATTTTATTATTTAAGAACTATTTTTTTAATATAAACCTTCACGCTTTACTATACTTGATGCTTCAGGTAAAGAACAACCACGTTCTGCCATTACACGCTTTACAACTTCATTACGAGCAGAAGGTCTACGCATTTTCATTCCACCAACTTTACCAATAGCAACTTTACCTATTTCTCCCATAAAAGGTTGTTTTTGTTGAATAGGTTGAGCGATTAGTTGCGGTGCTAAATTAAATGCGTCTCCTACAGGTCTAAAAGCGTTTTCTATGTCTCGACCAAGTGCTCCAAAATCAATAAATCCACCTTTCTTTCCTTTCTTTTTACCAAGTCCAAGCATTTTAGCACCTTGGTCTATTTGAGCAGAATATTGAGGTGCTTCTCCTTTTAGAAGTGCTTTTAGAAGAGGGGCATAAGTTTTCGCTGCCGCAATACCTTCACGACTTTGAGGCACCATTTCACTTACATAATCCAACGCACCTTTTTGTCCTCCTTTTACAGGGCGGTCATAAGGTCTTCCATAAGGTGAAGTATATACACGTCCACCACGCTTCTTACCAAGACCTACGGATGATGCTGCCTTATTTACTTCTTGAGCACCTTTTAGAACGTCCGCCATAGTTTTACCTACACCTTTACCGAGTCCCATTTGTTCCGCAAGAATGTCAATAATCGGTGCTGCCTTGGAAACTCCATCCGCTGCCTGACCTAAATACTGACCACGAAGTAGGGAATCTTTGTCCGTGAATTCATTTCCAAATTTTCCTACACCTTGGGCGAGGTATGATTCAGGATTAGTAAATTCGTTCGCAACGGAATTCCAAGCATCATCCCACCAAGCACCACCACGTTTACCTTTACGACTGCGAGCAGAACCTACCATTCCATCAAGTTTTTGACTATAACGAATTCCTGATGCCATGTCGTCGTTTACTAATTCAGTAGGAATTTTTTCCATAGAATTAAAACTTGCTGGTGCTGATGTTTCCGCCCATCTGTCAAATCCATCAGTCATAAATCGTTGTGTGTCAGAACCACGTTCACGTTGTTTTCCACGAAGGTATTGAGTATTCTTTGACATTTATTATTATGTGTAGAATTAAATTGAAATAAAAACTCCACATAATTATAAAAATGGAACAACATAATCGTGAAGCACTTCGTCGTAGAACTATGGCTCATCTTCAAAATAAAATGATGCCTTCTATGGAAAATTTTATGGAACAACAACGCTTACACCACGAAAGTGTTTCAAGACGAAATATGCTTTTATGGAAACTACAACACGCAAAAGAAAGGGCAGCGGAAATTTCAGGACGTCGTAAAATTAGAACTCCAAGTGAAAGAGGCGTTGGTGGAAGTTTAAGAGGTGGAAATTGGTGGGATTTTCTTGACCCTAATAAAAATGGAGTAGCAAACGCTTTTGACCCTAACAAAAATGGATTTACTCAACATATTATAAATCCTATTGTTGACACTGCTAATAAAGTAGGTAATGAATTCACAAATCCCAATTCAATACTCTCACAAGGTATTATTGACGCTACCAATAAAATAAATAATGAATTCACAAATCCTAATTCACTATTAAATCAAGGTATAAATGACGCTGCTAATAAAGTAGCAAATGAATTTAATAATCCAGGTTCAGTACTTCGTGCTGGGACAGAAGACGCTTTTCGTAAAATAGACAACGAATTTACTAATCCAGATTCTGCTATGAGACGTGGTGCCGAGAATGCCTTTGACCCTAATAAAAATGGTGTTAATGAAGCATTCCGTAAAGTAGAAAATGAATTTAACAATCCTAACAGCGATTTCCGTAGAGGTGTTGGGGCAGCAGCGGAAGTTCTTAAAGCAGGATTAGAAGGTCCAGTAAAAACTTTCTTCGAACAATCATTTGACCCTAATAAGAATGGACTTGGTGATGCTTTCCGTAAATTTGGTAAGGACACGGAGGCAGCGTTCCAAGAATTTGGTAATAAGATGGCATCAACTTTCAGCAAGGAAGAAATGGACCGAGCATTCGCACCATTAAAAGAAGCATTTGAAAAATTTGGAAATGCTACTGACCAATGGTTTAAGAGTGTAGACCCTATGGTTTGGGTTATTGTAGCATCATCAATTCTCACCGTCGCAGGAACTATTGCTTCATTTGGTCTCGCAGGTCCCGCATTAATGGGTGCCAACGCTGCCTTAATTTCCGCCGCAGGTTCGGCAGTAATGATTGGTGGAAAGGCAGCATTAGGTCATAAAATTGACCCTACGGATGTTGCTGGAATGGTGCTTTCTCTTCTACCAGTTCCTGGAGCATCCGTAGTAGCAGGTCAAGGTGCTAATGCTGTATTAAGAACATTAAATACGGTAGGAGCGACCGTCTCAGCAATGTCGGCATCACAGAAAGCAGTTGCTCTTGGACAAACAATTAACGGAATTATGGCGGCACAACAATCTCTTCCTGGAGGAGTAAATTTAAGTATTGGATTTGGAAAGTATGGACGTCGTCGTGGTGGTAGTAAAAAAATGAGTTTCGCACAAAGAATAGCAAAAGCAACAAGAGATGAACTTTATGATGAAACCTTTGACCCTGATGAATTAAGTGGTGGATTTTTTAGTCAAATACAATCAAATATGCCTGAACCATCATACCAAAACTACCTTCATGGAAAATTAAAGGGTGGAAAAATATGCCCTAAGAATTATAATCCTGTATGGGACGCAAGAGGAAATATGTATAGTAATTCTTGTCATGCTCCTGATGGTGTTCAAACTTTTCCTTATAATCCTAATCCAAATCCTGAACTAACTATGAGACCTTTTATGCCTTCACCTGCTCTTCCACTTCCTCAACCTATGCCTATGCCTATGTATGAACCTGGATTTAATCCACTTAAAAGACGTGGTGGAATGATGTATTAAAAAAGTTGTTAAATATAAATGGACGCTGGAAGATTGGCATATAGAAGAGCAGTTGATTATGTTTTTCGTAGAAATATACCTTTTTATACTGCTTTTATTCTTAATTTGTTAGGTGTTGAATTATTACGTAGATTAATCCAATATGGTGAAATTGAAAATGTAAGAGAATTTGGTAGAGAAGGAATACTTGAATTATGGGCGGATGGTAGGCATTATGTTGGTAGAGACCAAATTCTTGAGTATGTAGCACAAAGAATAGCAGCAACTTTTCCAACTTGGTTAGGTAGATTGTGGCAGTTTTTAATTACACTTGGACTTACGAATTTAATGAATACTTTAATGGAATATATTTATGGATTTATTAGAGATGAAGAAGAACCTGTAGGATTTGTTCCTTTTGTTTTTCCTCCACCTCCACCTCCTCCTCCACCCCCTAATCCCCATATATTATTCCCTCCAATTGAACCAATGAATGCCGCAGCGGCAGGAAAACCTCGTAGAAGAGGTGGTAGTTTAAAGATGACTGACCCAAGAAACACACCTGAACCAAAGTGGGTTAAAGAAATTTTACGAGAATAAAAATGTGTTTCATAGAATAAAAGATGGGTAATGAAATTTCTAATCCTCAAATGACTGCTATGCCTATTGGTCTTGCTTTAGAAGGTGTTTCAAAAAAAGGTGCTGGAAATTGGAAAGATTTAATATTTCATCTTGGGAAAAAAAATATTATTCCACAAGAAAATGTTGAAGGTTTAAAAGACCAAATTGATGAATTGACAAAACAAGGATTAAAAAAAGTTCGTGGTTTTGCTCCGAAAAAGCAAGTAATACAACAAGCATTAGGACAAATTAATCCTATGGCATTAGCACAACAAACTGGAACTAATAACGCATTAATTCAAAAAATCCAAGGATTAAATAATCCTGCTGAATTAAATGCTCTTGTAAATCAATTAGCAGAGGCATACCATCAAGCACAGGGACAAGGAGGATTTGCTGACCCTATTGTAATGGGTGGATTTCTTGATTTATTTTTTAGTGGAATGGGAAAACCTAAAAGAGCAGGAAGTCGTAATTCAGGATTTATTCAAAGAATGTTGGCAGAAAATAACCAATACCACGAAGGTGAGTACAAGAGACCTTTTAAGAATTCAAAGGATTCTACGATGAAAAAGAATGTGGTTTTTAATTATGACAAACTAAAAACTCCAAGTGATTGGATTGTGAATACTTTTGGAAAGAAAAGCAAGAAAAGAGACAAACCAGTGTCCGCAGGTAAAACCTTGGAGACAGCGATTAGGGAACTAAAAGCAAGAAATCCTTCTATGAGTCAAAGAGCAATAGCAACTCAACTTGGAACTTCGGCAGCGACGGTAAACCGAGTTCTTAAAGGTTAAATTTTTTAATGAAATGATTAACACTTGCTTCAAAAGTAGGTTTGTTCCAAAGAACCCAACGACTTAACGCACCAGCAGAAAGGGGATTATTCCAATCTTCTCTCTTTCGGTGTCTACGTAAATATGCTTGTTTTTTCTTATTGTCATTCGTAATTATAAAATCATCATACCCAACAGCACCAAAACTAACTTTTTTTATACCATCTTCTAATTGAAAAGTAGCAGTATATTTATGGATTCCATCTTTTGCTTTTAAAATACTTATTAACTCCATTTATTATACTTACTCATTTTTTTGAATCATATTAATCGTCTCATTAATACTTTGGACTGCTTCTTGGAGTTTTTTATTATAAGCAATTAACCATTCATCTTCATTTGTAGGTAGGTCAGGAATTAGTTCATCAGGACATTCTTTACTTTCAAATTCATAATCGCTTTTCATTAAATCTTTCCAACTTTTAGGCACTACATAACGAGGCATACAACATACTCTAAATGTAGGGTCATTTATAAACAAAGCACGAACTACACGAAAATTAACGCACAAATTCTCATCAATAATACCTTCCATAATAGAGTCCATTTTCTTATACTTATATATAACTTGGTATGTGTAAATGGTTTTATATAACAAAATAAATAAAAAGTGTTATAATGTTTTTTTGTTTTCTCATTTTTAGAAAGTTTATAAAATTTTAAATGTTCTGTTCCTTGGAGGAACATGCCTTTTTAGAGAGGGACTTTTGAAAATATACTTATACAAAAAAACACTATTTCATTATTTAACTATTCCTTTTCAAAATCTTCTGCTTGGTTCATAATCCACGCTGACGTCTCTGTGATTACATATTGGGGGTAATTTTTATGAATACATACCCATCTTGAACCAGTTTTTCTTAATTTTGCGGTTTCTTCTTTCGCCATACCTAAATAGGTTTGAAGTAAATAATTTAATGCGTGAGAACCAGTAGATTGAGGGTAGAGAACGAAGTGGGTTGCTTCCGTAAGTAGTAGACGTGTTTTCTTATAATTGCTTAAATAATGGGTTAGGCATAGCATTGTGGTCACGGTATGACGACCTTGAATTGCTATGTCATCAATTAATTGTTGAACTACCTTTGCTTCCTTACCTTGAAAAGTGTCGTAGTCATCAAAAATAATCATACATTCTCTCAAGGGTTCTAAATTAGGCATAGGTTTTTCAACAAGTTTAGAAATATTTATGCGATTAAGTTTAGGTTTTAGGGAATCTAATGTCTCATCATCATTTAGTTTAGAGACCAAATATACTTGCCTGTCAGGGTATAATTCTCTATATTTTTCAACTAAACCTTTTGCTATATAAGATTTACCTGACCCTGATGCTCCTGCTACATACCAAACTTCACGTTTTTTAGGGTCTGAGGATGGAACTAATTGAAAATTAGAATTTGGGGGTAATTCAATAGTAGAATTTGATTTCTCTTCTGCTTCACCAATCATTCCTCTATACAAATCAACAATAGCAGGATTAGAATGTTGTAGATGTTCAGGTGGAATACCCCTTGAATGTGCTTCTTGTAAGAACATCATTAATTCTTGCTGTTCTCGTGGTTTAATTCCCTTCAATCTTTTCTTCCCAAAATCAAGTTCAAAATTATTTTTCTTGCCTTTTTTGTCATCACCTCTATTCAATTTCAATTCTCCAGCATCTTTTTTTCCTGCGGTTATTAAGGCAATAGTGTCGCCGTCGCCATCAATATTTAAACTTACCTTGGAAGACATTTACTTTTCAACAACATTTTAAAAAAACATAAAAAACCATACAGGCAGAAAAGAGTTAAAGTAAAATTGCGTTTTTTAAGGGAAAAATCTTTATAAGGTAATAATAATTAGAGTAATGAGTTTTACCGCCGACCTCAAATTTGGACAAATTTTTCAAGAATTAACTAAAAAATTAGTAGGAGAAAAAGTTATTCATTCTCCTGACGGAAATTTTAAACCTTATGATTTTAAAACCGAATGGGTCGAGGACGAAAAAACTGGAAATACAACATACGAAGTTAAGGCAGACCGCTTAGGACATAAATGGGGTTCATTTTATATTGAATTCGAGTGTAATGGTAAACCTTCAGGACTTTCAACAACGGAAGCAGATTATTGGTGGTATTATATAGTAAAAGACAACTATTATATGGCATGGGAAATTCCAACGAAAACTTTGAGAGATTCTATACCTAATGCTAAATGTGTTAAAAGTGGCGGAGATGGTGGGCGTAGCAAAGGGTATATTTTTGATTGGAATAAATTTAATAATTTCAAGCAAACTACTAATTATACTAACTATTCTTCACCCTAATTTTAGGAAAAAGAGTAGTCCTGACGAGATTCGAACTCGTGTTTTCGGTTTCAAAGACCGATGTAATTTCCACTATACTACAAGACCAAATTGTTTTCTGTTTTTATTCTTACTTAAATTGTAATGTCCCAAGAAGAAACAATCCCTTTAATCCATTATAAACTTGTGCGATTTTAGGATTACTAATCTTTCTTGTTTTTGGATTTACAAATAATTCATATTGGAATTGATTAATTTTTTCCAAGTGGTCGTCCCTTAAATCACTTTGAGATTTTTTTCCATCTGTAAGCAGATTTATTACTAAATTGGTTATAGAACTAATAGCCATCATTTTTTCAAGCGGTGTCATACTTTCATTAAGAAATGTTTGTTCCATTTTATATTTTATTGGTTGTCTTGAATCACTCATTTATATTTTATTTAATAAATTATTATTCTTCATCTTCCTCATCATTATAAGTTGGAATTTGAACTTTTTGAACTTTCTTCATATAATTCCTTTGAACGTCAGGGGAATGGGACATTTTATTCGCGTCATTTTCCATTTCATTAACGTCGTATTTGTCAGACAAATAAATATGACGAAGCATGGTCGAACCTACCCTTTTTCCAAAAATCTTATTCAGGAGACGAGTAATTGCGTTGACACTACCAAATGGGTTCCCCTCAAAATCAACAAGGAAATGAACTGGTTTCCCAGCATTTTTTCCTTTGGTAAGAAAGAGGGGGTGGAAATGGAGGTAAGTTCTCAAAATAGGTTGAAGAGTTGGTGGAATTGGAAAAGTTAGTTTTCCGTGAGTTTTCTTGGTTTTATACTTATTAAAGACAAAATTACCATCATCCAAAACAATATAATTAAATTCATCATCTAATTGACTTTTTCTACTAACTTTTAGGAATTGGTAATCTTGATTTCTACGAGGTGGCATTTCAACATATAAACTTAAAAGCATATAATTTAGTAGAACATCCCATTCTTTTGATGTAATTTCACCCTTATTTTCAAATTCCTGAACTTCTTTTTTCAAAGCATCTTGATGACCTTTTACAACTTCCCAACTTAACCAATTGTCTTCTTGCTTTGAACTCTTTTGATGGTCATCAATTTTTTCTTGGTCGCTCTTAACTCTTTCCATCATACGATTGAACCAATAAGCATAAATCTTTTTATAACTTGATGCGTCTTTATAAAGGGACAAAGAACTAACAATATTAGACAACAAAGATTTTTGTGTGCTTTCAGCATATTCCTTTAATTTGGATTCAATAGCATCTTTATTTTTTAAGAAAGCAAGATTTTTAAATGGTGTAGAATTATTCAATTTATAAAGTGTCTTAATATATTGTGTTGCCGTAGAGTCCGCAACCTTTCTTTCTTCCACCAACTTTTTATGTAATACCGTCATATACTCGGTAATTTTCGCCATCTTGTTTATTATTACTTTATATATTATTTTAATGTGAAAATAACTCTTCAATATAATAAATGGCAACTGGTTCTTCACAAATGGATGTCGACATTAAAGGTTGTAATGGCACAAATGAACCGACCTCGAAGGCAATAGAAATTCCTAAAATGCTTCCTGTGGATTTTTTTAAAGAACCAATCCTACTTCGCCGTCAAACTTTTTCTGTACCTGAACCTTATAATGTAGGAACGTCTTTGGCGTATTCATTTGTTGAACCTTCAAAAAATTTTATGGAAGATGAAAAACCTACCAAAAAAGTTAAAGTTGAAAGTAAAAGTTGTAATTATGATTGTATTGTATGTTTAGCACAAGCACTAAATCTTGAAGAGACAAAACCTAACCTTTACGAGAAGAAGTAAATCTTTCCTTAGCAAGAGAAGTTCCTAAATAATCATTCCAAGCATTATACCATTCTTTATTCAAAGGCGTATTAAAAACTAAATTTGCCTTTGTAATAATCACGAATCCAAATCCGCCATGTTCTCCAGTATTTGCTGTTCCGTGAGAAATCTTAGGAGGAATTAAAATCATAGCATTTTCATTAGACAAATCAAACGCCATTTTAGTTTGGTCGTTAACAAAATAACTTTCTTTGTCTTGACCTACCTTGCTCCAAATAATGCTTTCCGTAATACCTTTGATGCCAGAATCGTCGTGTAAAGCAGATGCGAAGTTTTCAGACGCACCAAGAGAAGTTGCTGGTAAATCTTTTATAGGAACTCCAGGAATTGCTTCTGCTTTTTCAACTTGTTCTGCTCTCATTAATCTATATTTAGCAACAGCAGGGGCATACCTTTCTTCTAACATATACAAAGCACAATAAGAAAAGATTAAATTATAAAGGAATTTTTCATCTAAAGACGCTTCAGGTTTTCTTGGATGGTAATCTATTACTGCCGAATGATTAGGACCTGAATAATATTTAATTTGTCCGTCTAAAGCATTCCAACCATAATACCTTTCCGTTTTTTCAATATTACCCATAACTTTTTTTAATGCTCTTTTTTCTTTTAAGGTTGGATTACCTTTTAATAAAATTTTGTCGTGTGTATAAAATGTTGGTTCTTTTCTTGGGTAATATTCAGTAAATTGTCTACCTAATTCATATAAATGTTTAGCAGATTCCGTTAATGCTTTGTCTTCTTTTCCTGTAATATAAATAGTCAAAATCTCACCATTATGAACTACAATACAACCTTTATTAATCATTTGGAAACCTTCTTTTTTCATAGATTTTAAATCGTGAAAAATTGTCTCTTTACGAACATCTCTCTTTCGTAAAGTGGGAACTTCAATAATAGGTAAATCTATGAGTACTGAAGGGACATCTTTCACTGGATTTTCCCCCCAATAAATAGTTGAACTTTTTTTTTCTGTCATTTTTTTATACGGAATTTTTGAAATCTTCTCAACATCCTTTAACGCTTGCCTAACAATTTCTTTCGGTGCTTCAAATCTATTACGCCTAACATTATTAACTTTTACAAATTCTTTTGGAGCATAAACTCTTGGGGGTTTTACACCACCAAACTTCATAACTTCTCCATCTTGTCCTACGATGAATTTACGAAATATTAATTGAGGGAATTTTTGCTGTAAGTATTCTTTTAATCTTGCCATACATTCCAAGTGAATGTTAGGGTCATCATCTTTTTCTAATCCAAATGTTGCCTTATACATTCCGCAATCCAAGTGGTCAAAGCACCAAACTTCTTTAATTCCGTGAAGTTGAATTCCAAGTCCAAGATTGTCTAAAAATGACTTGTCCCATTCGGTTTCCATAACACCAGCAGAAGCACCAGCAAGAGTAAATAAGTCAAAGTTTGCGTGAAGTTGTTTGTCTTTGAGTAGGTATTCAAACACATCAGTAATATAGCGAGGGTCAATACAAGTTAGAACAAATACATTCGCACGTCCTTTTTTGCGGTCTTGGTCTGCCTGTGAGAATCTACCCTTTCCCCATTTAGGGAAAAAGTCACTACTAAAAATATTAGGAGGAGGAGATTCATCCCCCCAAAATCCAGTTCTCATATATTTCGTTGCCATTGCTCTTAACCGATTTATAATCTTAGGATTTTTAAGACACTTAATAAATTCATCAAGAAATCTTAAATATTCCCCTAACATATTATAACCAATAACAAGTTTGTTTATTTTGTCAGCATCAAAAGAAGGTTCAATATAATCTTCATCCCTCATTTCAGGAGCAAGGTCTCTTTCTTCATAACTTCTCAAATCTCCTAAAGCAAGACGCAGTAATTTAAGTATTTCGTCTTCTAAATTAACCCATTCAGGAAAAACCGCATCTAATCTTTCCCTACAACCTTCGTCTTCTAATTCTTCTATTGTGTCATATATTAGTTCGTCAAAAATGCCATGAAACTTCCCTATAACATCTACAAAATTTGCTGTAATAAATGTTGTATAATATTTTTCTAAGGCACTTTCTGGGTCTTCATAATATTCTGCTTCTAATTCATAAAGATTTTTTCTATATTCTTCCCTGAACTTTGAAATCTTTTTCTTAAATTCAGTAAAATTCTCTATAAGTGCCATGCGGTGATTATACGCCTGTGCGAACTTTCTCATTAGTTCATTTTCCCTTAGAAGTTGTTCTTTAGGTAGTGTTGTAGTCATTTATATTTTAATAAGTTTTTTTATTGGATTTTATGACCCCTTCTACAAGTAGGGCAATCCCATTTGGATTTACCTTGTGCTTTTTGAGTTTGAATATAACCTTCAATACATTCTTTACAATACTTATGACCGCATGAGGTAATATGTAAATTTTCGTGTTCTATGAAATCCATACAAATAGCACATTCCCACTTCTTTTTAAGGGTTTTCGCCATTTCTATAAATTCGTCTTTCATATGAGTAGGTAGTTCGCTTTCTACTTCTACATTTCGAGTAATGGTTCTATACACTACCCAATCGCTCATTAATGAACCACTTTCTGCTTCAAAATATTTCGCCCAAGCATAAGCACGTTGTTTATTCATCGCATTCAGTTTTGCCTCCATCTCTTCTTATACTTATATATAACTGGGTATGTGTAAATGGTTTTATATAAACCTTTATGGTTTAATCGCTTGTCTATAAAGAAAGGGTAATACTTCCGCATCTAAAAAATTTATAAATCTCGGAATAGACGTGTGTGTATATATTAATCCTTCCGTTAATTTTGTTATTTGTTCCTGTGTAGCGACATCTACAAGTTCAGGCGGTATAACATCCTGCCACCAATTATATAGTTTTACCTCCATGTCGTCTCTTAATTTTTTATATTTAATATATTGTTCCCAAGCAATTCTCGTAGGAATAAAAACTGGACCATCTTCACCATCTCCATCCCTAAATAATACTTCACGTCTTATTTTTTCTCGTAATTCATCTAATCTTTCTCCAAAAATATTAGGGATTCTTCTTAATCTTTCAATTGTTGATGTCATTTATAATTTATGTCATAAAAAAATGTTTATAAAATACCTGTATACTAACAGCAAAATATTGTAATTTACAAAAAATAAATAAAAAGTGTAATAGTGTTTTTTTGTAAAGTGTATATTTCAAAAGGTCATAGTAATAATACCATGTTCTTTTAAAGAGAACGGAACATTTATTTTTTTTTATACTTTCAAATTTCTATAATACAAAAAAACATTATTTCCTTAACTAACTATTTAATCCCTAAGTTGCATCGAGTATTATTCATTTGCGACTTCATCTGCTACTACATCAATATGGTCTTCTAAAGGGGTCATGTCATCCATTCGGTCATTCCATTCTTCATTTTCTGCTTCTCCCAAATTAATTTCGTCATATTTATTTTCCGTCGCCTTCTTAACTAATGCCTTCCATACTTTCATTTTAATTTCTTCATCTTCGCCACACATATAATCACTCATAAAATCCTCGTAAGACATCATTTTGGTCTTTGGGACTTGAATAGTAAAAGCAATCTCGATTTTCTTCTCGTCTTCGGTTAGAACGCTCATCTTGTTGTTATACTTATATATATCCGCCCTTATGTAAATGGTTTTATATATGTTTCAAAAACCCCTGTGTGTTTCGCTGTGAAATCCATGTAAAATT